AAGGGTAAGCGAATAAGTCTTTCAAAACAATTTCGCTTCCGTTGAAGAACTTAATCACGTTGGATTGTCCGTTGAAGGTGTAATGTTTATTCGCTATCAATCCAAACTCCTCAGCAGTTTCAAAGAACGTGTTTAACGTTGTCTTTTTCAGAGTGTCTAATTTGCTACGTCCAATAAGAGAACGCGTCCCTGCGTACTTCAAACGACGTTGAATCTGCCACATACAACCGAACTTAGTCTTCCCACCCCCTGCCGCGCCACCGTATAACAACTGTTCAACGATGCTATCGGTGTTCAGGTAGTTCAACGCTTCAATCTGACGCGGCAGGTATGTTGGTTTGTAAGGTTGCATATTCATTCTATACATTCACAAGATATTTGATGCCAATCTTCTTCTTCCCATTCAATCTTCATTTGATTACGATCAGCATTTATTATTTCAGTCCAACTTTTGTTTCTTCCTAATCCTTTTAATTCTGCTAATTTTGTAGCGTTTTTTTCCATTGAAATACATCTATCTTGCAAATCTTTTGGTAAAGAAAGTATTTCATTTCGTTTCATATTTGGACAAAAGAAACAAGAACTTTTACCTGCTTTTGATAATCCAGTTTGTTCGATAACTTCTACACATTTTTCTCTATTCCAATTCCATTCAATCAATGGATAGTAATTTTCAAAATTTTCATTTGGATTTGCTTTGATTCTACGTTCTTCACCTGCATCAAAACCAACCCACATTTGAATTTTTTCATTTGGATATTTTAACTTCAAATACTTTTCGATTGGTTGAATCTTAAATTTTTGAGAACAAGTCTTCCAACCAAATGCAATAGGAGGGACAGTGTTGTTATTTAGACAATCCTGTTCTAATGTTAGAACTTCTCCAAACTTATTTTTATAATTCAAAGTTTTTATTGAAGGAAAGTTTTTAGATTGTAACCAATTATTAAATTCACTTATGAATTTATAAGTATGTGGGTGTTCACCTCCTGTATCAGAGAACAAAATTTCATCTGGTATTATTTGGTATTTCACCATATTTATTAGGACAGCAGCACTATTAGAACCACCACCAAAAGAGACTACTATTCTCATTGCTTCGACAAGTATAATTTATACAACTCACGCATACCCTCGAAGCGAATTGATTCCTTCAACAACATTCTTTTCCTATCACTCATTCGCTCAACCATTGACTGAACGAGTTGTTGTTCGAAGTAAATGTTCTTCTTTGCGTTCGCTTTGCATAATCTGTATTCTTCTTCGGTGAAGGTGTCAGCGTTTATTATTTTGCTTTCTTCGAGCCAACGCATAAGCGACACCGCACGAATCTCAATGACCGTATATTTTCCTTTCTTATAGTTCTGCAAGTCTTCCGCAAGCATTCTTCTCCAGCTATCATCGTTTACCGCCATTTCTTTTTCTTTTAATTGTTTAGATTCCTCTTCTTTTGATTCTGCGATTTCGCGTTGTATTTGTAGATTCGCCTTGTCGCGGTGTGGTTTGTAATGGGTTAGAACGTCACCAATAAACACTACGCTCAACGCTCCGAAGTGTTCGCATTTCTTTGACAGTTCGTTTGCTGCGTTAAGTTCAAACGCTAGGTTGAAGTGTTCGAATGTAACCCAACGAAAGTGTTTGCCTATGAACTCATGTAACATTTGCAGTAGTTGCGCCTCTGGAAGCGCGATGCCGTACATAGCGCAAACTTTCGAGCATAACTTGACGAATGTTGGTAGGTCGTAATCGGCTACAAATGCGCTTTCGCGCTCTGCACGATCAACCCTTTGTGTAATGCTGAGCGTCGTTGAAGATGCGCTGCGCAGCATCGGAGTCGAATTTTCCATTTTTGATTTTAGTGTTTTGGTTTGTAGTTACAAAGGTAGATAAGTCCCATTTACGCACGGCAGCCTTCCAGTCTTTCATTGCGTTGCGTCCGACCTTCCAACCATTCGCTTCGTAATGCGCGTGGAATTTCTCGGTGAACTTCAGCGCGTCGTCGTTGCTTAGTTTTTCGCAAGCGTAGTCGTAGATTTCGACAACAGTTGGTTTGACGAATGGCGACTTCTTTTCTTTTGCGATTAGCGTTGGAGCGGTTGGAACGGACAAGCGAATAAGTATGTCGTTTATCTTTTGTTCTTGCTCTTGCATTGCTGCTTCTAGCTGAACGATTCGATATTTTAGTTGTAGTATTAGCATCATGTTTTTATTTTTTAGTTAGTCCCACCCTTCGCCTTTTGCGTCGTCGTCTGCGTCGTCCCAGTCTTGACAATCGAAGCATACTTTGATTTCTCCTTCGTCATCTACAAATTCGTAGGCGGTGTCCCAATCTTCAAGCTGTTGGTCGCGCAATACTTCATCAACTCGCTCTCCGAGTTCTTTGCTTTCGCAGTTTGGACAAAATGTTAATTCACTTTTCATAGTTTTAGTTATTTGATTTTAGATTTTCTTTTTGCGCTGAGTGTCTTTTGATGCTCAACGTGTTCGACAAATTTAGTAAAAAAAGTCATTGGTTTAGCATAACCCATTTCATTTAGTATAAAACAAATGCGTTCAACATTGGCGCGGTAGTATTTGTCCCATTCAACCTGAGCAGATACCTGCTTGATTCCGTGTAGGATTGTCGCGTGGTCTTTCTTATAACGGTCACCTACGTTTTGAAGTGAGAGAACGTAACAAGGACGAATGATAAAAAATATAATTTGTCGTGCGTTTACTATCTCACGCTTTCTTGTCGGTGTGTACAACGCTTGTGAAGGAACTCCCAAGACCGAACACGTCACATCTTCCAGAGCCGACCAAAACATATCTCGTTCGTTTTCCATTTGCTTTTGCATTTCAATTTGTTCACTCGTTAATCTTTCGTAGCGTGGCGTTATCATCGTCCACAATAACTCGAAGCGTTCCATGTGTCTGAATGGTATCATGTCAAGGACTTCGTTTCTTATCTGTTCGTTAGTCATTTTCTTCGTTGATTAGTTTGGTAGGTGTAAATGTGCTGAATACTTCTTCGCGTGATAATCCTGTGTGAAGGCAAATGTTGTTGAAGTCTTTGATTCTCATTCGCTTTGGGTGTGCGACGTAAAGACGTGCCGTTGGATCGCTGATGCGTAACGCTGCTTTGAAGTTAGTCAGCGTCTTGAAGTTAATCTTGACTAAGCGACCAAAGGGTGTTGAATAGATTTGCTTGTTCATTTTCTTAATAGTGGTTTAATAAGTTGCGCTTTCTTCTTGTTGTCTTTGTCATTCGTTCCGCGTAACTCTGGATTGTATTGCTTGACCAATCGTGCTATGCGTGTGATGTTGTCAGCGCTGACGTACTTGCCGCTTTCGTACATGGCGAAGAAGTTGCTTGTGATGTCTTTGCGTTCGTCGAACTGTTGTTCCCAAACTTTTACACAAAGTGCTTTGTTGTTGTTGCGGAGAAATTTATACTTCTTCAGTAGTTTCTCAACGCGGTTTTCAAGTGATACTAATTTTTTCATTTTGTTGGTTTTGATTTATTAAGTTAAAATTAGAGAGGGTATATTTCAACCCTCTCGTATTATTTAGAATGGCATATCGTCTGTTTCGTCAGTAGAAACTAAACCGCTTTTTTCAAGCATTGCTTTCGCCTTGTTCATTTGATCCGCAGCCTTATCCAATCGGTTGCTAAATTCAGCAGATGTGCTGACCTTGTTTTGTAACCACTCTGGAAGCATCTTGAAGCGCAAGTCAAAATCTTCGCTGTCGTAGTCCAAAAGGAAAGCTGAGTTCACTAATGGCGGACAAGTCATTCCCTTGACAAGTGGACTTGCACCTTTGATGTCTGCGTACGTTCTGCCTGTGTTTGCGGTGCGGTGCATGACGTTAATCATTCCTTCCTTGCCTAACAGCGTTGCGATATCGAATTTGTTAGCTTCTGCGTCGCTAAATGCTTTGCCTAACCAACCCTGAACGAACGCTCTCAATCCGCTCTTTTCGTGCATTGAAAGAGTAAAGTCACGACCGATTGAGAATGGTTGTTCACCTTTACCGAAGTCGGCTAATTCGAGAGGCAGTTCGAATACAAGACGAACTTTGTTCACTAACTTTTCTTCGCCTTGAAAAGTGTCAAGGATTGTTCCGATGTGAATGATTTGGTAGCAACGCGCTACGTGTGTACCTGCGGGAACTGTCTGTCCTCCGCTGTTGTTTGTTTGTTGTGCAATGATGCTCATGTTGTTGTTGTTTATTTTGTTGTTATTGAATTGATTTAAGTATTCTTCGAACTTTATAGCCAGTTCGTAATCGGCTTGAATATGTCTTTCCTGACTTTCGTGAAGGTCGGACTGTTCGTTGATGCGTTTGAAATAACCCATTACACGTGGTCGTCAAAGATGTTGATGTCAAAGCTGAAAGTGATTCCGTCTTTTTCTAGCGTGACGTAGTCCAAGTCGAACTCAGGATCGTCGCTGCGGAAGAAACGACCACGCAAATGGATAGTGAACATATTGTCTTGTTCGTCAACAAATACCAAGTGTTGTTTTTCGTCTACTTCAAACCAACCTGTTTGGTCGTCGTTGTAGTTGTTGGCGATTGATTTGATTCTTTCGTTCAACGTGCGAATGTCGTCGTCGTTAAAACAGTAAGTGATTTTTGGACAGTACATAGTTTTGATTTTAGTGATTACAAATATATTCAATTAGTTGGTCGTTCCAACGCGCTTCTGAAAGTTTTTGATGTTTTTCTATGTTGGCACTTATCTCGTTGTGCGTTAGGTTGTATGCGTTGGCTGACGAAGAAACACAAACAAAACTAGATTTCTTTTGTTGGCTCTGGTAGTTCTTTCCAATGCGTTGTAACAAGGTGCTTGAATACTCGTTCAAGTTTGTCAATTCGGAACGCACAATACGAATCCCAATCCAATGTTCCATTTCTCTTATCACCCCAATAATTTTGGGCGACAATAATAGCTTCTTGAATTTCATTGATGTCTTCTGGAAATAGAAGTGGAGTTTTGCATTTGTTTTCATTGTTCATTTTGTTTTTGGGTTTTAGATTTCTTTTGATTCAAGGACTGTTGTTGTTGGTGTAAACGTAGCAGCCTTTTCAAATTCTTCTTTGGCTTCTTCGTATGTCTTTTTGTTGGCAACGTAAAGTCCGTCTACTTTAACCCAATAGATTGTTTCGTTGTACTTTACTTCTTCGATTAGTTCTACTTTCATTTGTTTGTTGTGTTTGGTTGTTGTTCTAAGATTCTTGTTTGCTCGTCAATCGTTCCTGCGATTAACATTGCTCCGAAAAGAAGCGCGATAAAAAGTAATGTTTTTTTCATTTTGTTATTTGTAATTTGCTTCGTGATAATTTTCTCTGTAATACTGTGTTCCTGTATTGTCTAAATTATTTGAACCCATTAAATGACCATTCTCATAAGCATCTTCAATTTGCCATTTATCCATTTGCAATGCTTTTTGAAGATTTTCTTTTGCCTCATTCGTCCACATAATGTTTCCTTCTATTTGCATTATTAACCATTGAAGGGCTGTTTGTCTTGTTTCCATATTAGTTTATTTTTGATAAGGTTAAAACACTTTGAGCAAGTTCTAAATACTCTTTGTAGTATTGGTTTCTTTCTTGAATTGAAATAGATTTGTCTTTTACACAATTCATTAAAGCAGACATAATTGTTTTTGCGTTTTGTAATTCGGTGTTCATTGTTGTTTTCATTTTGTTTATCTTTGGTGTTGTTGTTAATTGTTTGACAAATATATGCTAAACTTTTGAATACACAACAAAAAAATAAACTTTTTTTGAAAATAATTTCTAACTGATTGAAAATGAACGTAAAAACTTTTAAGAAAACATATAAAAAAAGTAGTGTAAAGCGTAAAGCAAAGCCCGAAAGCGAAGCTAACCAACAAGAAATAGTAATTAAGTACCTTCGTTTAGCATATCCCGACGCGTTGTACTGCGCTTCAGCAGGTGGTATGCGAACAAGTTACTTACAAGCGGTTAAGATGAAGCGTACTGGATATGTGAAAGGCTTTCCCGACTTGTTCATATACGAACCACGCGGAGCGTTCTTTGGTCTTGCCATTGAAATGAAGAAAGAAAAGGGAGGTGTCGCATCACCAGAGCAGAAGCGTTGGCAGGAACAATTGAGAAACAGGGGGTATTGTTCTTATATTTGTAAGGGTAGCGAGGAAGCAATTAAGCAAATCGACCAATACTTCAACAGTTAATTAAGTACATGACCTAAAAATTTAACTACACCACCTTACTAATTAAGTACACCACTTGAAACTTGACCAATACATAGAAGGACATTACAAAAAATTCAAAGAACTTGCGAAGAATATCTCGCGAGGTGAGGATTACTACGAAGACTTATTGCACGACTCTTTACTTTCTATGTTTGGTTCAAAGCATATCGAAAACCTAATCGACACAGGCGACTTTGAGTTCTATTTAATTCGTGTAATGTACTTAGCCGTCAATAGTCCAACGTCGCCTTTCTACAAACAGACTATTGCTTGGAACAGAAACCGCCGCGACTTCAAAGACTACGCTCACGAAGTTGACAAGACTTGGTTAGGCGCAAGGATGACAAACGAGCAACTGGACATTCTAATCAGTCGACTGAGCGAGTTTGAACGTCTAATCTTTCAGGAATACATACTTGAAGATTTTACCTATCGTGAACTATCCAAACAAACGGGAATACCTACACCATTCCTTTATCGAACCATTGATAATATCAAACAAAAAATAAGAGCCAATGTTATTCGCAAAACACAATGAGTACAAAAGACGCTTAGATATATGCCGAGCGTGTAAATTCTTCGAACCTTCAACGCAGTCGTGCGGTACTTTAATTTTAGGCGACGAAGTAGAAACTGAAGTGAAATTCAGAAAGAAGTCAATTAAGTTGTGCGGTTGTGTGATGCCAGTCAAAGCAAAACTCGCCTTCGCTTCCTGTCCTGCGTCAAAATGGAACGGTGTTCTTTCACTTGAGGAACAAATAGAGTTCAAACGATTCTTGCTCGATATGAAGGCGCAAGGGAAGTTGGAACAAAATGATATGCTTCGATTCTATTCGTTCAAGGATAAAGCCACAGGAGCGTTCAACGAGCGTTCAACGTGTCCACCTTGCGTGAAGAAAGACATCAACACCTTTCTCGATTCAATGAAGGACGTTGTTGTTGAAATAGGTGAATAACTTATTGTTGTAACGAATGACATTCAAAGTATATTTGTTACAGCCAAGCAATGCGATACTACCCCCTTTTATTTTTGCTTGGCGGCTGAAATAATTGGGGGTATATTTTTTAAGTAAGAAACAAACTGGATAAGAACAACAACCGCCTTCGTAAGTCACAGCGAAGTAACCAATGACTACACTTGCAATACATCAATGCTTGGATCGTGCAACTGCCCTTTTAAGGGCAAGAGTAATCTTTTTGGGGGAGCTTTTTCTTTTGTTCTTTCTTTATAGTGCTTACACGTTTTCTTTGTTCTTTTCTTTTCTTTGCATATTTAGTGACATACTTATAAATTTAATGACATACAATGACACTTACTGAAACAAAACTTGTAATAGTTCCAGAACATCAAATAAAATGGTTTGATAAAAACTATGGTTTTATTAATGACGATAAGTTCCAAACTGACGGTGCTTCATGGGCTATGTTAAAAAGTAATATTAAAGGTAACAATTATAAATTTTTATATTACAATGGCAATTCAGATGGTTTGATAGAAGGATTTTGGTTAGGATATCACGCAGGTAATCAATCAACTATTAACACTCAATACTTTTTGGACTGTTGCTTAATGGCTGAAGCAGATGCTATTGAATTGGAATTTTACGAAATTGCTTTTAACATTAATACGCTTCATAAGGAAATTACAACTTACATTATAAACGCAGAAACCGAATTCAATTCAATCATATTAAACAAATGATAATTATACCAGCTCAACTCGAAAGCGTAGGTACGCGAAAGGACAAGACGCTTAAACTAACCTTTGGAACAAATGAACTTTCACCTAATCAGGCAAGTGAACTATTCACTATCGCAAATCAATTCGGTTATCTTGCTTTTAAAGACGAAGATTTCAAGCGCGAAGAACTGGATGCAGTTGAAAGTCTTAAGAGTGAACTTGAAGATACGCTTAAGAAGCCCTCACAACGTTTACGCAATGTTCTATTTAGAATGTACGAACAAGACAACGACGGGTTTAAGACGTTCTCGAAATACTACGACAGCAGAATGGAACAACTTATTAACCATTACAAAGGAAAATTAGGGTAGTTCTTATATTTACATTGTAAGATACAATTACTTTCAATATGCCATTCGAAAAAGGACAATCGGGAAACCCGAAAGGAAAACCAAAAGGAGCTGTTTCACACAAGGTCGAAATGTGGAATCAGTTAGGCGACTACGTTGTAACGCAAGGTGCTGAACGTGCTATGTCTGTTCTTCATTCAATGGATGACGAGGACTATTTGCATCACTACCTTGCAATGCTTGAATACTTCAAACCTAAACAGGCGCGAACGGTTCACGCAGGCGACAGCGAAGCACCAGTACAAATAATAATCAATGACAAATTATAACAACTAATTCGACAAATTACCGAATGAGTACAGCTACTTTGACATTTGACTTAAGCGACGGCAACGATCGTTATGAGTTCAACCAAATCACGAAAGCGCGTGATATGGCTTCGTTACTTTGGGAAATTGAAATGAATGGTTACCGCAAGTTCACGAAGTACAACGACAGGCAAGAAGGCGCATATCAAGAAGGGATTGAAGAAGTATTCGAATACTTTCGCGCACTACTCAGTCATCACGAAATAAACATTGAACAATTAATAAAATGAGCGAAAACAAATTAAACTTCTTGCGGTCGCAGATTGCAATGTTTCATCCAGAATGGAGCAAAGAACAAGTACACATGGAAGCAATCAGAGTACACGAAGAAGCGAACACGATAGATGATGACGACGAAGGTTGTCTTTATTGCGGATCTTAAACGAATAAATACGGATAAATGAGCATCAAAGTAAGTATACCAGCTGACTATTCTTCGATTAGCGTCAAGCAATACGTTGACTATCACAACGCAAAGAGCGACATTGACAAGTTGGTTTCAATAAGTAACCTAACGAAAGAACAAGCGGAGCAGATTCCCTTCCAACACTTGCCTACCTTACTCGCAGCGTTTGAAGGAACGCTATTGAACGAGAGCGCGAAGTTCTTTGAAACGATAACTATCAAAGACAAGGACTTCGGTTTCATTCCAGACCTTTACTCAATCTCAATGGGTGAGTACGCTGACATCTCAACGTGGGCATCTGACGTGTCGACAAATATGGTGAAGATAATGGGAACGCTTTACCGCCCTATCGACAAGCGAGTAGGTCAGAAGTACACCATTGTACCACATAGCAAGGCAGCACGCGAACTTGTTCAAGGGTATGTTGAACAGATGACGCTTGAACAATTTAACGGTGCGATGCTTTTTTTTTCGACTTTGCTCAACGAACTAAGCAACACTTCGCTAGACTATTTGGAGAACGAAGTGAAGAAGTTGACGAAGGAGATGGAACAATTGACGACAGAGAAGGACTGAATCAGGTGCTTGGTCGCTACGGTTGGTATCACTTGTTTATGGAAGCCTGCGGTCGTGACATAACAAAATTAGATTTAATT